TATGAAGATATTTCTAAGAATAGATGGCTTAGGATTAGCTAAAGCAGGGTTCGTATGTCAACTTACTGCAGGATTAGTAGGTTGTATGGATGTTCATAATATAAAAACTTATAACATCAAACCTAACTCACTGATACTAAACAAGAAGTTAACTAGTGAGAAAGGTATATTAAATAACAACAATAAAATAAAGCAGTACATTACGATCTGTCAAGATTATGGTACAGAAAATCTGTGGAACTCATGGTGTTCAATGATAGCAGCCTCATATCCTAAAGATTTTATTGACGGTAATCATGTATCAGAAGTTCACTATACTTACTTAACTGGAGAGTTTACTAATGACCTTTGAAACTAGGAGCAATACTATGGAAAATGTAACACAACAATTCGCTAATAATATGAATGATTTACATTATGGAAATGCTGATTTTGAAATAGAAATGAAGCCTTTAATGTTTACATCTGATACTTCATTCGGTGTTAAATTAAATGAAGTTAAGAAGAGAGCAGTAGTGAGGGTAGATACTCAAGAGTGTATTGGAGTTGTTGGGCCTCATTACAATGCAGTAACTCATAAAGAAATGATAGATAATCAACGCGCTATTATTGATCGGAGTTCGCTTGACACTCTTTTTATTGAAGAAAATATTATTACTAATCATAGTGGTTCAAGATGTATTGTTAAACATACTTTACCTCGACAGATGATTAAAACTCCAGACGGAGATACAGCTGCTCTGAGTTTTCTAGCTACTAATAGTTTTGATGGTTCGTTTAGTTTTTTCTTATCAGTAGGTGCTAGGCAGTCTGCTTGTATGAATGGTCAAATCTTTACTAATGATTCTGCAACACTGTATAAATCTAGACATACTAGAAGTTTAGACATTGAGAAGGGTGCTAAAATTATTACTTCAGGAATGGAAGTGATGACTCAACAACAAGAATTGTGGGATGTTTGGTATAATACTCCAGTTAAACAACCTGATGTTTGTAAAATATTTGCAGACACTTTAGGCTTAGATGTTTTTGATAATAAAATAAATAACAATAGAAATTATGTATTCCTTTGGGATATATATCGTGAAAGATACGCTCCTTCTATGAAGAACAATCTTTGGTCAGTTTATAATACGCTGACTCACTGGGCTACTCATGCTCCTTCTCAAAGAAAGACATCTAGTATGATGAATGTTACTAAGCTTAGAACAGCGCAAGTAGCTAAAGTTATATCAGATCCTGAAGTATTCTATCGTCAAAAATTGGTGGCATAACTATGGATAATAATGTTTGGTTTTATACTTACAAAGTATTCGGAGCTATAGTAATCACTATAGCTTCGTTAATCCTACTAGGGTTAGTAGGTTTATTATTTAGTTTAATATAGGAGGACATATGAGAAAACAATTTATTGTTAAAGTTATAGAAACGCATAAGCTATATATAGAAGCTCAAAGCATAGCAGAAGCAAAGCTAATTGCTTGTGATGATTATATTTGGGATGGTAATTTAAATGCACCTGACAAGTACACTGTAGACTTAGATGTCAAGGAGGTAGATTTCTGATGACTAAACAACAAAAACTCCGACGCTATCAAATATCCGTGGTTCTTGACAGATTTGTCGATGTTGTAGCTGACAACGAGGAAGAAGCCAAGAGGATTGCACAAGCAAGAATTGATCAGCTTGTTAAAGACCTGTTGGTCACAAAAGTAAGTGCTTGGGACATGGCAATTGGCGATATGTTTTACCAACCCTTGGGGTCTGTCGAAGAAACGGAGACTGACGATGAAGAGGAGGCGTGGGGTTGGGCTTTGACATCCAAAGATTATCCAAAGGAAAATGATGAGGAAGACATATGAGATTTCAAACTCATGGTAAAGGAACCAGTGCTTTTATAACTGATGCTTACTACTGGGATTGTGAATGTGAATTTAATTACATCCACCATATTAGTGACTTTGAAAATTGCATTGAATGTGGTGCTGATCCTAACGATCAACCTAATTCAAGAGTACTTGAAATTGTCAAAGCTTTTGATCCATTTGAAAGAGCGGAACATGAATCTTTACTTCAGAAGGAAGAAGAATATGAATCGAGATAAAGATCCAGTAATGATAGACCTTAATCGTTACCTTATGACTCAAGAGGATGACTATGTATCACCTTTAGAAGCAGAGATAAGGTATCAAGAACACTTAGCTGATATACATGAAGGAGAACGAGATGACAATTAACAGAGCCTTGCATACTATACTAGATGAAGTTGAAATAGATGAGAACTATTCCGATAATAATATAGAATTTACTAGATCATGGAATTATATTCTTGATAGACTAGGTGTATGTTTTGATTCAGAAACTGGAAACTTTATAACTCAAGATACTGGAGATGTAATATGAAGACTCAAAGGAACGTCCAATCTATTGAAGATAAAGATCAACAAAGGTCAGAGATTAGACAACATACAATAGATTATTTAAACTCTGGCGGTAAGATAACTGAGTGTCCACCATGTGATTACTCTTTTGTTTGGACAAATAAATTTAACAAAAGCAATTCAAGGAAACCAAAATGACTATTTCATGGGCAGTATTTTTTGTTTTAATCGCTATAAACATAGCAGTATGGTTGCTAATAAGCATACATTTAGATGAGAGATGGGTTGAGATAAAGAAGCTAACTGATTATAAGAAAAGGAATTTATAATAATGCGTAGAAAATCGCCACATGAGTTACGAAATAAAAATAACTTTGTAGCTAAACACGCTTGTAAATTCAACAAATCTATGGTACAATCTAATAAATATAAAGAAACTAAAAACGGATATGAGAAACACAAAAAGAATAAATATAATAAAGATAATGTTTAACAACGGTTTAACAACAACATACCTATGGAGGTATACACAATGGCAGTACTTAAAAATCGTCCACTAGTTTGGGCTTCAATCACTGTACCTAACACTACTTATGAGCCAGTATATTCGGTGAATGTTATAGTAGATGACGCTACAGCAAAAGACTTTGAATCCAGAGGCTTTAAGATAAAGCAGATGGAAGAGGGTCCGGCAGTTGTAGTTAAGCGTAAGGTCAATGGTCCTAATGGATTGATCAGACCTGCACCAAAACTATTTGATAAGTCTAAGCAAGAGATAGATGTATCAGTTGGTAATGGTTCGGTTGGTAATGTTCAATACAAGGAGTGGGAAGTTACACGACAGGGCCAGACTTACAAGGGTCTTGATTTACAGGCTGTTCAGATACTTGATCTAGTCACATACAATCAAGCAGGAGATGAGTTTAACGTAGAAGAATCACTTGAGGAGGAAGATGAACTATGAGTAAATATCCTGATGGAATATTCAGGAGTGACGAGGGAGACTTTGATGTCTCCCTTTTTACTTCCGAAGGTAAACTAAAATTTAGGTTAGCGCAGAAAGCTTTGAGAGAACTGGGCGATCTTAGTGATAGGGTAATGATTCAGAGAGAAGCTTTACAAGCTTTGAGAACTGACATCATGGACTTAGAATGTAATCTAGATACTAAGATTATAGCTGAGAGAGCAAGGACTGAGGATGGTAAGTTTATTGCTGATGATCCTGATACACCAGATGTAAACGAAGCCTATGTTAAAATTGAATAAGAGGAATAGCCAATGGCATTTGCCAAATTTCATTTGCCCTGTCCTGAGTGTGGAGGCAGTGATCCTGTCTCCATTAATGAAGATGGATCGGGGCATTGCTTTAGTTGTAACAAACATTTCAGAGACTATGAAGGGGCTTGTAATGGTGGAACATCAACAGCCCCACCCCCTGTAGATATAAAACAATATAGGAACAATGCTATGAACCATGCAGAAGGAGAGTTTATAGCCCTAACAGATCGTGGTATATCTTTAGAGTCTGCCAAAGCCTTTGGGGTTAAGGCAGTAAAAGATTATAAAGGTAATATAATAAAGCATCTCTATCCTTACTATGTAGCCAATGAAATTGTAGGTTACAAAGTAAGAGAACAAAACAAGATGTTCACATGGAAAGGTAGTGGACAGGACAGCGGTTTATTTGGCGAGCAACTCTGGCCTTCTGGTGGTAAGTTTATCACTCTTGTTGAAGGGGAGTGTGATGCAATGGCAGCTTATGAATTGCTTGGTTCCAAATGGCCTGTAGTTTCTATTAAGAATGGGGCTTCCGCTGCAGTCAAAGATGCTAGACAATCGCTAGAGTTTCTAGAGCAATACGATAATGTAGTTATAAACTTTGATAATGATAAGGCAGGTAAAGAAGCTGCCAAGAAAGTAGCTACATTATTAACTCCCGGAAAAGCTAAGATAGTTAACTTACCTGATGAGTTCAAAGATGCTAATGATATGTTACGCAAAGGGCAGAGGTCTGCTCATGCTTATACATCAGCTTGGTGGAACGCAAAGATATATACTCCAAGTGGTGTACTCAATGCTAAAGATCTTAAAGATAAATACTTTAACAGAGAGACTAAAGAATCTGTACCTTATCCGTGGGAAGGATTAAACAAAAAGCTGTATGGTCTTAGAGCAGGAGAGCTTGTTACTTTAACAGGTGGTACTGGTCTAGGTAAATCTAGTATCACTAGAGAGCTAGAGCATTGGCTAATCACAAACACTGAGGACAACGTAGGTATTGTAGCTTTAGAAGAGCATGACATGAGGACACTTGACTGTCTGATGTCTATAGAAGCTAATGATAGGCTATATGTAGACCATGTTAGAGAAGCCCATGACCCACAATATCTTAAGGATATATACAATAGGATATATGATAACGGCAGGGTCTGGATTCATGCTCACTTCGGGGCCAATGATATAGATGCTATCTTCAGTAAGATTAGATTTATGATCATAGGCTGTGGCTGTAAGTGGGTAGTGGTTGATCATTTACATATGCTTGTATCCTCATCAACTGAGGGGGATGAGCGCAGAACTATTGATAGTATTATGACTAGGCTTCGATCCATTGTGGAAGAAACAGGGGCAGGGATGATACTAGTTTCTCATTTGCGTAGAGTAGAAGGCAACAGAGGGCATGAGAATGGGGTTACTGTAGGGCTTAATCACTTGCGAGGCTCTCAGTCTATTGCTCAGTTGTCTGATTGTGTTATAGCTTTAGAACGTAACCAACAATCCGATGATCCTATAGAAGCTCAGACAACTCATCTGCGTGTACTTAAATCTAGATATACTGGTGATGTAGGAATGGCTACCCATTTGCTATACAATCAGGATACTGGTAGGCTATCAGAAGTAGATTCTCAAGATTATATAGATGATGGAGAAGAGCTATGAGTTCCTTAGTATTCGACGTAGAAACTGACGGTCTAGATGCTACAAAGATATGGTGTCTAAGTACTTGTGATACTAGCACAGAGGAGTTGAACTCTTACTATGGCAACACATTACAAGAAGGACTTAGTAAGTTACAGGAGGCTGACAAACTTATTGGTCACAACATTATAGGCTTTGACATTCCTGTCATTCATAAGCTTACTGGCATTGATCTATCTGCTAAACCATTAGTAGATACCTTAGTGTTGTCTCGTTTATTCAACCCAGTTCGGGAAGGCAATCATGGTCTAGAATCATGGGGCTTTAGACTAAAGTTTCCTAAGATTGAGTTTGATGATTATGGACACTTTTCTCAGGAGATGGTGACATACTGTGAGAGGGATGTACTACTAAACAAAAGAGTGTACGATGCTCTTAGCAAAGAGAAGCAGGGGTTCTCTAGAGATTCTATAAACTTAGAACAGAACATTGCCGGTATCTTAAACAAGCAAAGAGAGAAGGGCTTTCTACTTGATGTTAAACATGCCTGTCTATTACTTGCTACATTAAAAGATAAGCTCGATGCTACTGTTGCAGAAGTACATAAGGAATTTAAACCTGAAGAACATACTCTGATATTATATCCTGTTAAAACTGGTGCAGGTAAACTATCTAAGATGGCTGTTAATTCCGAAGGGGTTAAGTATAGATTAAATTCTGATGAGTACGATGCCCTGAATGAGCAGGATGAAATAAAAAGAATAAGCCGTACAGAGTTTAACTTAGGCTCACGTAAACAGATTGGCGAATACTTAAAGAAGTTTGGTTGGAAGCCAACTAAGTTTACGCCTACTGGTCAACCTATTGTAGATGAGGGTACTCTTAAAAGAATAAAAGATATACCTCAAGCTACGCTTATCGCTGACTATCTTATGTATCAGAAAAGAATAGCACAGATAAAATCTTGGATAGATAATATAGATAGTATAGATAGGGTACATGGTTTTGTGAATCCCAATGGTACAATCACAGGAAGGATGACTCATAGAGAACCTAACCTTGCTCAAGTACCTAACTCTAATGCTCCTTATGGGACAGAGTGTCGTGCTTGTTGGACAGTACCCAAAGATTATAATCTAGTAGGCATTGATGCCTCTGGATTAGAACTAAGAATGCTTGCTCACTATATGGATAATGAGGACTTTACTAATGAAATTTTACATGGGGATATACACACCGCTAATCAAAACCTTGCAGGACTTGAATCAAGAAATCAGGCGAAGACATTCATCTATGCCTTTATATACGGAGCAGGAAATGAAAAGTTGGGAACAGTGGTTGGAGGAGGCAAACAAGATGGTCAAAGACTTAAACAACGTTTCCTCGATAATCTCCCATCACTTAAACATCTCAAAGATAGAGTTACAAGAGCATCAGCTAAAGGCTTCATTAAAGGATTAGATGGTAGGAAGATATACATTAGGTCAGCACACTCAGCCCTCAATGCTTTATTGCAGGGCGGTGGCAGTATCGTAATGAAGAAAGCATTAGAGCTACTTAACAGTTACATTATAGACAATGATTTAGATGCCCACTTTGTAGCTAACATACATGATGAATGGCAGATAGAAGTTATAAAGAAAGATGCTAAACTTGTAGGTGAACTAGGTATAAAGGCAATACAAAACGCAGGACTTGCTTTCAATATGAAGTGTCCTTTAGATGGTGAATATCATGTAGGAAATAACTGGAGTGAAACACATTAATAAGGAGAAAAGTTATGGGTTATAATACAGAAGGAATAGGTTCTCAAAATACAGACACTAGTTTTAAAGCAGCACAAGATAGTATTGAAAACAAATTAACATTACGGCAACAAGTTTTAAATATTTTGTTAGCATCTTCTTTACCTCTAGGTGCAGATGAGATAGCAGATAAACTTAACAAACCTTTTATTAGTATAAGACCGAGGGTTACTGAGCTTGCTAATAATTTATTAATAAAAGACAGCGGTAAAAGAGGTAAAACTAAATACAATAAAAGTTGTATTCTTTGGGAGGCTTGTGCTAAATGAAGATTAAACACGATCCAAATAGAGTAGGAGATTTAGGAGAACATTATGCTATTACATGGCTATGGGATAATGGGTATCATGTCTTTAAAAACTGTGGCTGTACTGGTCCAGTGGATATTGTAGCTATGTGTCCTAAAGGAGAAATAAAATTGATTGATGTTAAGTCATATAAAGATGGTAGGCTTGCAGCAAAGACTCCCTTACAAAAAGAGTTGGACGTACAGTACTTACATTACAATTCAGAGAGTCGCAAATGTAGATTTGTGAAGCATAGAAAATGAATACTTTAGTTGAAGATATATATAAAACCTTAGAACCTTTATCAGATGGCAAGCCTCTGGATATATCTGAACAACAGATAGAAAACTTTGGTGAAGCTATGAAAGATGTAATGCGCTCTTGGGCTAACCCAACTAAAAGAGATTCTAATTTTTCTATACGGATGTCTAATGTAGGCAAACCTGCTAGACGTTTGTGGTTTGATAGCCAAGCCACAGACAAAGAATCTTTTAAAACTAATTCTCCTACTCAGATTAAGTTTCTCTATGGTCATATGCTAGAAGAACTAGTTAAACTTTTTGTTGTTCTATCTGGACATGATGTAACAGGAGAACAAAAACAAGTTGTGGTTGACAGTATAACTGGACACATAGACTGCATCATAGATGATGAAGTTGTTGATATAAAAACTGCGTCTGGTTTTGCATTCAATAAATTTAAAAACGGAACACTAAGAGATGATGATCCCTTTGGATACTTAGGACAGCTTGCAGGGTACGAAGAATCAGAAGGTACTAGTAATGGAGGACTACTAGTTATCAATAAAGAAAATGGTGAGTTATGTTTTTATCAGCCCGAAGATTTAGACAAGCCTAATATAAAAAACAAAATAAAAAATTTAAAGATTGCTCTTGAAAACAAGACACCGCCTGTAGACTACTGTTATGATACTGTACCTGATGGAGTAAAGGGTAATGAAAAAATACATAAGAACTGTGCTTGGTGTCCTCATAAATTTAAATGCTATAAGGATTCTAATAATGGAAAAGGCTTGCGAGTATTTCAATATTCAAAAGGTTTTTCTTTCTTAACAAAAGTTGTAGTCGATCCTAAAGTACAGGAGGTAGACCATGAATTTAAAAACTTGCAAGCAGATACGGAAACAATCTAAAGTTATTTTAGTTGAATGGTTTAAGTCGTTGGTGTCCGAAGAAGAATCTAAGAATGTCAACGAAAAAAATATACTTTCTTATCTTTCAAAACAAACACATCTTTTTGCTAACAATCAATTAAGATTAAGTGCTTACTCTTTTAAGTGGACAGTTAAAAAAGTAAAAGCTCTAGTGCGAAGAACCCATGTAGATGTAGCCACAGTGAGGTTAAAAGACATTGAAAAAAACAATTCGTAAGGGCTTTAGAAAACCTAGAGTTAAACGGCCTAAAGAAAAGAATGTCCCTCCTAGCTATGATTCTAATTGGGAACATGATCTACACAAGGGATTGCTAAAAGAATGGAAGCATCATACTAAAGAAGTAGCTTATATAATAGAGCATGTGTACGAGCCTGACTTCGTTAGGATAATGGGTAATCAAATAATTCTTTTAGAAGCTAAAGGTAGGTTCTGGGATTTTGCTGAGTACAGTAAATACATCTGGATTAACAAAGCATTACCTCCTAACACGGAGCTAGTCTTTTTGTTTGCCAACCCATCTTCTCCAATGCCACAAGCTAAACGCAGAAAGGATGGTACTAAAAGAAGTCATGGTGAGTGGGCTTCTGCTAACAACTTTAAATGGTACAGTGAAGATTCTTTACCTAGTGAGTGGGTTGATATAAATTATCGTAAAGATAATACTTTAAATATTGAAAGTGAATAGGAGATACTATGAGCATTGATGATGCAACACCTGAAGAATGGAGTAGTGTAGCTAATAATTATAGGCTAGGCAAAGGGTTTGATGAAAATAAACCTTTAAGTTTAAAAAAAGATGATGTTAATCATCCAGTACATTATAATAATGGCAAGGTAGAATGCATTGAAGCTATAGAAGCAGCTTCAACTGAAGAAGAGTACGTAGGTTACTTGCGTGGTAATGTAATAAAATATGTATGGCGATACAGATACAAAGATAAAATAAAAGATTTAAAGAAAGCCCAGTGGTATCTTCAGAAACTTATACAAGAAATAGGAAAGAATATTAATGACTGATAAAATTGGAGTGCAGCCATACTTAGGTATTCATATTGATTACGATAAGGATGTGACATTAAATAATTTTAGTAAGCAAACTATTATAGACAGATACTTGTGGGAAGGAGAAACCCATGCTCAACAAGCTTTTGCAAGGGCCAGTATTTTTGGTTCTACTTATAAGGGACATATTGATTTCGATCTTGGACAGAGACTTTACAACTACGCTAGTCAGCACTGGTTTAGCTTCAGTACTCCTATACTTTCTAACGGGGGAACCTCTCGCGGTTTACCTATCAGCTGCTTTCTCAATTACGTACCTGATTCTAGGGATGGTTTATCTAGCCATTATGATGAGAACATATGGCTTGCAAGTGGAGGTGGAGGCATTGGTGGATATTGGGGTAGTGTTCGTAGCAATGGGGTGGATACTTCTAACGGCAGTAGGTCTACTGGATCTATCCCTTTCATGCACGTAGTAGATTCCCAGATGTTAGCTTTTAATCAAGGCATTACTAGGCGCGGTAGCTATGCAGCATACTTAGATATATCTCATCCAGAAGTAGAAGAATTTATAAACATGCGTAAGACTACAGGAGGAGACTTAAATAGAAAATGTTTAAACCTCCACAACGGAATCAATATAACTAATGAGTTCTTAAATTCTGTAGAAGAAAATTTAGAATGGAGACTTATAGATCCTAAGACCAACACCGCAGTAAAGATAGTACAGGCTAGAGATTTATGGTTCCAAATAATACAAACTAGAATGGAAACTGGAGAGCCTTACATAGTAAACATTGATACTTGTAATGATGCTCTGCCCCCTGAACAAAAGAAATTAGGTTTAGAAATAAAGCAGAGTAACCTTTGCTCTGAAATAACCTTACCTACTAATGAAGATAGGACAGCCGTTTGCTGCTTATCTAGTGTAAACTTAGAGTACTATGATGATTGGTCGCAAGATGAAAACTTTATTAGTGATCTTGTAACGATGCTAGATAATGTATTAGAAAACTTTATTGATTCAGTAGCAGGTCAAGAAGGTTATAAAAGAGCAGCCTACTCAGCCATGAGAGAACGGTCTATAGGCTTAGGAGCTATGGGTTTTCATAGTTATCTGCAGAAAAATAACATTGCTTTTGAAAGTATGTATGCTTCTTCTTTTAATAATAAATCTTTTTCTTTAATTAAAGATAGAGCAGAGTTAGCATCTAAGCGACTAGCAGAAGAAAGAGGTGAAGCCCCAGACATGAAGGGTAGTAATAAACGTAACGCTCACTTACTTGCTGTGGCTCCTAACGCTTCTAGTTCTATTATATGTGGGGGTACAAGCCCTTCTATAGAGCCTATCAGGGCTAATGTATACACACACAAAACACTGACCGGAAGTTTTAAAGTTAAAAATAAATATCTAGATGATTTATTATTTGAGCTTCTGCCTACTCAAAAGAAACGTGATGAGGTATGGAAGGACATCGCAGCACATGAAGGCTCAGTGCAGCACTTAGATATATTGACTGATGATCAAAAAGAAATATTTAAAACTGCACCAGAGATAAATCAGATATGGATTATAGAACATGCTTCTATGCGTCAGAAATATATTTGTCAGAGTCAAAGTGTAAATTTATTTTTCAAACCTCCTCCCATAGAATCAGATCAAGATACACATAATGATTTCTTACAGTACTTAAATGATGTACACTGGGCAGGTATGCACAAACTAAAGTCTCTTTATTATTTAAGATCTGATGCAGCACGTAACACTGAGAATGTTAATATAAAGATACCTAAGATCAACTTAGAAGATGAAGGATGTATAAGTTGTGAGGGATAAAGTTGTAGAAGTAAAATGGGGAGATGCTTGGGTGGACACTGAAGATATACTTATCAGTGAAGCCAAGAAGTCTAAACCTATTATGCGTTCTACAGTGGGCTACCTAGTAGCAGATAATGAGAATGAAGTTATTCTTTCAACAGATATATTTCATAGTGAGAAATATAAAGAGTATGTAAATTCTATTATGGTCGTACCAAAGGGGATGATCGTAGAGTACTGGGAATACGAAATAACCAAGGAGCAAGAACAATGAGTTTGTTAGGAACTAGAGATTATTATAAGCCTTTTGATTATCCGTGGATGTTTGATTACTATGTGCAACAGAATCAAATGATATGGCTACCGGAAGATGTACCTTTACATAATGATGTAAAAGATTGGCAAGAAATGAGCGACTCAGAAAAGAATATGCTGACTCAGATTTTTAGATTGTTTACTCAGTCGGATGTTGATGTAGCTTCCGGTTACATAGACAAGTACATGCGTGTATTTAAAAAGCCAGAGTCTAGGATGATGATGTCTTCATTCGCTAACATGGAGTCTATCCATCAACACGCTTATAGTTTGTTGCTTGATACAGTAGGGATGCCTGACGTAGAATACAAAGCTTTCTCTGAGTACGAAGCTATGGCAGAGAAGCATGAGTACATAACTAATGTCCCTCTTAAACTTAGTGACAAAGAATCTATTGCTAAGAATCTAGCTGTATACTCTGCCTTTACTGAGGGGTTACAACTCTTCAGTAGCTTTGTAATTCTTTTAAACTTCCCTCGCTTTGGTAAGATGAAAGGCATGGGACAGATAGTTACTTATAGTATACGTGATGAGTCTATGCACGTTGAGGCAATGACAAAGCTGTTTAGAGAATTTATAAAAGAAAACTTACACCTATGGACAGATGAGTTTAAGAAAGAAATCTATCAAGTCTGTAGAGAGATGGTAAAACTAGAGGATAAGTTTTTAGATTTAGTATTTGAGATGGGTGATATACAAGGCTTATCTAAACATGAGATGAAACAATATATAAGATATATAGCTGACAGGCGTTTACTACAGCTAGGTTTAAAACCTAACTTTGGAGTAAAAGATAATCCTCTTAATTGGTTAGACGATGTACTGGGAGTAGAGCATCAAAACTTCTTTGAAGGCAGGGCTACTACTTATATGAAGGGAGGTATAAAGGGCAACCTAGATAGTGTCCAATTTAAAAGTCTGGGAGTTGAGGACTGAGGAGGCAGTATGGACAACAGACAAGAAGGTAACTTAATTTCATTCAGGGTGTTCTTAGCAAGGGATGGTAATATTATATCTGAGTATTCACACTTACCGTTTGAAGATATAGAAAGAATATTTCCAACAGATGAGATACCAATTATAAAAAAGGTTGTTAAGGAAGGCTCTCTAAAACTAGAGGGTCTACACAACTTATTAGAAAAAGAAGTGCAGAGTACTATTTACTAGGCTTATGCATGAAAGCTGTCGCGCCCATGTAAGTACCAACAATACCACATAATGAAAAATAAAATAGACCTAATAAATCAGATAGTGCATTAACTCTACTGTCTGGTATTAACGGAGTAAAGAGTACAATAGTTGTTACTGTCATTACAATTATAGCTAACCACGCCATTAACTTTTGAGCCTCTGATTTTTCTTCTCTTAACTCTAGGTCAATCATTTCTTTAGCGCGATCTATCTCATCATCAGTTACAGTCCCATCTCTATTAAGATCAAACTGTTCATACTTAGATTGTAGTTCTAATTTCTTAGCGTTCATTGTTAATGCGTAGTCCCTTCTCCGTTAAATAATTCATCTGTTTTAGCCATTGCCATAAACTGATGTTCAAATATGTCTCTGAAGGTTTCGTAGTCTACTGCGTCCATTTCGTGAGAAGCATGTACACGAACGTATATTTGAAATGCTGCTGATAATTGATCTTCAGTGTAAAGGGCTATCATAAGTTGTACCTCTAGTTATTAAAATATGTAATATAATAAAGCAGCTATTATACTCACGCCTGTTGCAATAATAGTAACTATTAAACATGTATCAAATATAAATTTTTTTCTTGCTGCTAACGCTTTCGCTATTTCTAATCTACGTTGACGTTCTGCTTGTCTAGCCCTCATCATTGTTTTGTATACATCTCCCTGCCCTGAGTAAACAAAGAGTTCTCTTAATTGTTTTTCTAAATCTTTAGCTTTATGTTCTGCTAGTGCTACTTCTAATGCATATGCTTCTACGGATTGTGCAGCAAATACTTTTTTACCTAACGGAGCGTTCTCCGATTCTGTCTTTGCAGTATCAATCTTGTCTTTAGCATCAAAGAATTGTGCGAATTGAGTGCTTAGTTCTGAGGTATCCTTACCTACTTGTATACCTTTTTTGATAAGCGACACAGCACGACTAGCAGCAGCTATGGCTACTGTCACTTCAATCATTACTGTCCCCTAGTTATCTGATAAACAATTGCTCTGCAGCACAAGTATCTGCATACCTACACATCCTTACATTCTGTGTGAACACTGCTTGATCTGTCCAATTCCATTCAGGATGTTGTTGTAAACTTAAAGATAGTCGAGTACCGCCACAACTTGTAATTAATAACATTGACATTAATCCTAGATATTTCATTCTTTGGCTATCATCCTTCTATTGTTTCGTTCGTTTAAAAGTTCTTGATATTTATTATCATCAAGATGTGTCACAGCAATCCAAGCGTGGGTCATCTCATCGCCTGTTCTACTACCACCAACAACCCACATGTCAGAGTCGGGGTTGTTTGGATTTTCTTTTGTGTTGTCATACCATTGCTTCAATACTAAGACTGCCCCTGTTGGAAGAAGCGGTGCAAAGTCTGGCTCATATATATGACTGTGATGCCACGTTGCGCTCCAGTTAGATACCTGACTGACTTGTTCTGTGCGTCCAGTTTCAGGATAGAATATTTCAAAGGAAGCTGCATTCATTCTAAGATGACCGTGAGGTTGCCAAGAATCTATCCGTACAGGATGATCAAAAGAATGAAAGCCTTGTGTCATTAAGTACCCATTAGGGGGAATAACTATATCGTCTTGGTCGCTTATTCTATACAGCTTTAAGTCTTGTTTGTATTTAAGTTCTTCAGATTCCTCTGGAGAATATAACCACATGCCTATATCTACGATGTTATTCTCAATAACAGATTCTGGAGCCATTGCTCCAAGACCTCCGGGGAACATATGAATGTCCCATGCTATCTCTGCATTTGCAGGTATAGTACGACACACGCCCTCCGGTACTACCTCACCCCACTTACCCATAGCATACTCTGTGAGCATACCAAATCTTTCACCATTTAAAATAACACTACTATTAGCATGGTGTACCACACTCTTAGCCTCGCCTCTTGGCTTAACTTGAATAGCTTTAATGCATCTGTCCTCTGCTAAACCACTTGGCACATTATGTTTATGCCACAAATCATTTCCACTAGCAGGTATATCTATAGGCGTAGAGGGGATAACCACTGTAGGCTCTCCTAAGTCTTCATAGAAGTTCCACTGACTAGGATCTGGTAGTACCAAAGGTGCTAGAGCTACATCTCTATTGCCGTACTCTGAGCCAGTATTAACCCATTCTACTATTGTATCTATCTCTTCTTGTTCTAATCTCCAATCGCCATGCAGTTCCTGTATACCTATTTCTTTATCATAAGCATAGGGAGGCATCTCACGATTGGCTACTTTAATCTGTATTAAAGGACTCCACGGACGTACCTGCTCATATGTTTCAAACTGCATTGGACCTATGCCACCCTGACGATGACACACAACACAGTTATTATTTATAATATCTGCTACGTCATCTACATAAGTAACATCAGCTTGAGATACTGATGCGATTGATATACAAATAGCTAATAAAGTCTTTTTCATTGTATTATCCTATGAGTAAACTATTTAATTTTTTACTTAGTTATTATTATGATGAGTAAATTATTATATTAATTACTCTTAATAACTCCATATAAAAGGGCGTGGTCTTTCGGGGGAATCTTCTATGTCATCTAAATGTATAAACCTACTACTCCCTTTTTGATTTATACCTATGCCTTTAAACTCTCCAGACTTTACAGCAGCTTCTATAAGAGCGTATGCGCGTTCTCCAGAGACTCCTATATCTATCGCATGTCCTGTAGAATGTGACCCTGCTGCTTTCTTACGAGCTTCTATGGGGTGTTCTGGGCAACGGTAAGCACTATTTACAGGGAAAGGAAACCCTAACTCTTCACGAAGTATTTCTATCTTATTCATAAAAGAATTGTCTATGCCTTCAGTACCACAGTGGGTACATTTAAGCTCATCTTTAGTAAAGTATTTCATTAATAATTCCTTTGTAAACTTCTTAGTATCCTACCGCCTTGATTACGTTCTACTCTATCTTGTTTAAGTTCTGGTTTAGTTATGTAATCCATTGCTTTAGATATAAAGTCTGGAGGCACATCATTTATATTTGTAACAAGATCATATCCTCTTTCTATAGGGATCTTATTTTTAAATCTTAAATTAGTTCCTTCTGGTCCTAACCTGTTTTCAATCCTACTTTTAAATTGATCTCTAGATAAACCTTCTCTATTAGCTGTTATGCCCATGCGATTATTAAATCTATCTGTATGTTCTGAGTTAGGATCTCTGCCTCCTACTATTTGATTTTTTGCTGAAAAAATTTCTCTGCCTTGAATAAGAGGAGTTCTAAAATAAGCATTATCATAACCTAACAATGCATGTTGAATTGCATTAAAGGCTTCTTCATCTCCAGAGATACCTAGTGATATATCATTCCTGTCAAATTTTCTAACTTCTTCTTCAGTTAAAAATCTTTTAGGTACACTTCGTCCTTGCTCATTCTTTTTAGGTACAAAGCTTCCTTCATCATTTTTTTCTAATTCCCACTCAGCAAATTTAAGTTGTTTATTTTCTCCCAGTACACCTTTATCTACTAGTTCATTATTAAAATTTACTGCTTCTATAAATGTTTCTAATTGTTGCTTAGTGCCACGACCTATTAAAGTCGCCAATGCACTTTTTACTTTACTTTTTAAACCACCTCCTGCAAAGGGGTATCTAAAAACTCTATCTTCTTGATCTGTAAAAGCGTCCCCTGCCTGTTGATCATATGGTAGCCCTGTCATTTTATCTATACGTTCATCAGGTTCTACTGGGGCTTGAGGTACGTTGTATACTTCTCCTCCTTTAGCTAGTTTTAAATCTATAGGCTCATCTTCTTTTGGTGTGTTTTCTTTTTCTTCTTTATTAAAATATAAATTAGTATTTAACATTTTTGTGTATTCATTCATTAAAGCTGTAGATAACTTACCTACACTATTTAATTTAGAATCTTTATCAAAAGGAGTTTTCTTAAATAAATTAACTATATTAATATCTGTTAAAGGCTGTTGAGGATTATAATATTTTCCTGAAACTAAAGAAGACATTACGTCTTTACTAACTCCTCTTTCTTCTAATACCATTAATGTTTTACCTAATCCAATTAATTCTTTAGTAGCTAGAAATTGACGGTAAAAATCTTGTGCGTTTCTATACCTTGCTTTTTCTATATTAATATAATCTTCTACAATTTCTTCAGGTGTATTTTGATAATTAAAAGAAAGTCTTTTAACATCATTATTTTTACCATTAAATTCAGAAACCCTATATCCAAAACTTACTTCTGGATCAAGTTCTGTAGCACGAATACCCATAAAGGTAGCGATAAGTTCTAAATTAGTAGGCTTTACTTTACCTGTATTACGATTAGGAACTTCAAGCATTGCATCTGATTCTAAAAGGTTTTGTATATTTATTCCTGTAGGAACAAAAGATTCAAATACATGATATATACCTTGTTGAAGTTTATCTTCAAAAGGAGTACCTTGATTAAATAGTTCTTTACCTCTTGGAGTTCTACCATCGGAGGACATTAATGCATATCCTACATCACTAAGAGCCTGTGTAAAAATAGGTTGATCTACATAAGGACTAATAAGATCTCCTAAAGCAGTAAAAGTAGCCTTTACTATTGCTTTATCTAAGTCATCTCCTCTTAACTTTGCATTTTGTACTTCTTCATATAATAATTCAAAAGGAGCGTTTACAGTTTCGTAAGAATTTAAAAACTGAGTATCTATAGTGTATATTTTATCGTCCATTATAAATGGTAATCTAGGAGATACAGTTGACCACGGTGTTTCATCTGCTGTTTGTATAGCGTCTAATTGTTCAGTAGTAAAGCCATACAATTTTGATAGTGCTTCTTGCGCCCCATACCACATTCCTGCTGTAGCTGTTCTTCCTGCAAATCGTTTGGCTCCTCTTTTTTGTAATTGACTATTTCCAGATGCCATTTCTTTAAATGCTTCTCTATAAATATTAGCACTTGTCCTTACTATTTCAGCAGGGAAAGATACAAAACTACCAAAAGGCATGTATCGTAAAGCTTTAATTCCCGGAGGAACAAAATCATAATTAGGTAAAGTAGCTCTAATTTTTCTAGCTGCTTCAATTTTTAATGTTTCTAAATCTGTATCAGGAAAAGCTTTTTGTAAAGTAGATAACTCTGAGTTATAATTTACTACTTTAAAATAATCATCTACTCCTAAATAAAATGCTTCTGCAGGTTTTGCAACCCAATCATCTGTAACATCTGTTACTGCTTTAACTTTATCTTTAGGTAATCCATAACCTCTTAATTTATCATTAACTGTTACTAATATATTTTGATCCGCATCCATTCCTGAATCTAACAAAGCTCTAAATTCATTGATGGTAGCGTTTGTATTAATTATTCCTAATCTTTGATATTCTTGATATACTTCATTTAAAGCTTCATCACTTTGAGAAGTTTGATTTTTTAAACTTTTAAATGTTTGAACAGCCCCCTTACCAAAAGGATTGATACCATTGGCAGGACCAAATTGTAAACCTCCAAGAATATTTCTTGATTGTGTGGGGAGACTATAGACAGTTTTAGCTTTTTGAGAAAATCCTTTAAAAGATAAAAAATTCCTAGCTGTACCATCTACAAAATTACCAAGCATACTACCTTTAACATTAAATGAAATAGTACCTTGTTCTTGTTTTAGTGACGCAGCTATTTCTGGTGTTGTGTAATATTCATATTGATTATTCTTAGCAAAATCTAATTGAGAACCTGTGCCAGATATAGGTGTATTGTATACATCTGTATCAAATATTACTTCATTACTATCTTTTGTTATTGTTACTTTAGATTCTACAGAAGGAACAACTTGCGTGTCGGGTAGGTTGTCTGATGCAGGAGATTTAGCAACTCTAAATATATATTTATTTTCTCCAAGCCTTAAAAGATTATCATAGAATCTAGAGTCTTCAGAAAACTTAGACATTTTTTGTGCAGAAATTAAAAAAGATTCATCTGCATTTTCTATTTCACCCATTAATTTTCTTATAGCTACAGGTATATCTTCTTTACCTTTAAAAATATTATTATTTAATTTTTGAACATTAGCTATATAATCTAGTCCTACATTATCTCCTTTATCTAATATAGCGTTGACATCTAATTTAGCTTTTTGTCTTGCAAGATCAGGTAGCTCTCCTTCGTTCATGTATCTTTTAGCTATAAAATCTATAGCCTCATCTTTAACTTCATCAGAAGGTTTATAAATTGGATCTTCAAAAAGTCTAAATGATCTTCTAATATAAGATCCCATATTATCTTCTATTATAGTTTTTAAATCGCCATCTACCATAGATGATTTAGCTAATCTATCTGATAACTGATCTAAAAAATTTCTACCTTCTAAAACTTGAGAAGCTAATTCCTCTGGAAGATCATAATTTTTAGCAATGTTTTCTATTTGATTTAAAAAACTATTAGAGGGGCTGTCTAGTTTTTCTGTAAAAGCTTTACTTACTCTTTTTAAAACATCAGGATCTTGATCGCTTAAATTATTTATTAGTTTATTTAAATTTCTAGAAATAACTTCTGCTTCATTAACTGTAGCTCTTTGTGCATATTTAGAATCATTAAATGCATCAAAAGCTCTGGGTGTCCAGTAACCTCTAGAAGTAAATAAAGTATTAAATATTCTATTAAGACCACTGCCCTGTTGCATTTTTATTTGTGCTTCGCCTTCAGGAGTTTCACTATATCTTAAATTTGAATCTTCTTTTAAGTTCCTAATAGAAGAGGCTTCTTCTAATATATTATCACTTCTATCAGAATAGTTTTCTTTCCACCCCTCATTACCTTTAACTACTTCCTTTTTTTCTTTAAAGAAAGTAACAAGTGCTGTGCCTTTATCTTCTTTTGTAAGTCTGTCTGGAGTTTTATTAAATTTATTTTTTATAAACTTTCTAAAACTATTAGCACCACCTATTACATCTACTAATGCACCAATTGTTGCGCCTTCGCCCATAAGCTTTAATCTTTTTAAAGATTCAGTATCATCTTGATCTGTTGCTAAGAATAAAAAGTTTTCCCATTCTTTAGCTGCTTCTTCACCTAATGCAGTTTCTACTACGTTACTTATACTTTGATCTGGATCGGTTAATCCTTGATCTACTATTATACCTGTAGCTGTACTTTTTAAAAAATTGTTACGCCACGTTTTAGAACTAGCTAATAAATCAGGTAGGTTTTTAAAGACTTTAACGCCTCCAACTAAGTAAGTCCCAAACTCTGCTGCCATGCCTATACCAGTATCCATTGTATGAATGTTACCAGTTTCAGGATCGTACAAAGATCTAACATCTTCGTTTATAACTCTAGCGATTGGCTCGGCTGCTTTCTTTTTAACAAAAGAAGACATTTCAGGACTTTGCAATATTTCTTTTTGTTCACTACTTATAGCACCTACAGCTTCTCCAAGTTGAGTAACTCCATATTTTGTTAAATTAGCAAGGTCAGCTTTAGTGTCAGCAAATATTCTGCCTACATCTATTTTAACATTTCTTAAATAGTCAGGATCTTTTTCATAAGTCGGTCCTTTTAAACTAAGTGGTACTTCATCTACTTCTGTTTTAGAAACAACTACTGGAGCAGAACCGCTTTGATATTCATCTTTATTTTCATTAAGAGTATCAGGATACTTTTCTTGATATTTTTCCCATGCTTGAGCATCTGACACATCTTCAGGAACACCAGTATATGTTTTACCGTTAGGTAATTTTACTTCTCTAGTTGCCATTAGTTTTCCTTAATCATCCCAACCTACTGTATCAGAATTACTCATAAAAGATCTGACTGATCCTGAAAAAGCATTTTGCAATTTAAACATTTCTGCAAGATTTTCATTTAGTCTTGTTACTGCTTCCGTTTTTTCATTTGGATCATCACTCATAGTAGCTATTATAGCGTCAATTTCTACAAAGGTAGTACTTGCTCTAGCCCAGAAAGCGTTTATTGCAGCTTCTTTTGCAGGATCTCTTAGGTTTTTATTTTCAACCATTTTATTTTTTAGCAATTCTCCAAAAGCATTATACTCTGCTACACTTCTAAAATTTGTAAATTTAATGTTATCTTCACCTGCTTCTTTCATTAATGCACCATAAGCATCACGATTTAATTGTTGATTTGCCATGTCTAATAAATCTGGAAGTGCTTTAATTGTTGCTGCTACTCTCATTTCTGGAGTCTCGTTTGGATCTTCAAAAGTTGTAACTTCTTTTGCACCAAATGTTACTTCTACTTCACCTGTGTTTCTATGTGTTTTAGTAGTCTTCTTTTGAAGAACTAATAGACCGTCTGTTCCTATATATTTAGTCATCTCTTGTTCTGTAATAAACATTCTATCATCGTCTGTCTTAAAATCCTCGCCTCCTAAATCTTCTTCAGTAAGCCCTGACATATCATAAGCAGAAATTAAATTTCTTTCTTTATTAAATACATCTGCAAGAGTATTAAATTTATTATTGTTTTTATATAGAGGACTGTTCATTAAATCTTGCATAGCTTTGTCTTCTAATTCTTCTCTGCTTCTACCACCAAATGCGCTTCTTGCTTTTTGAAATACAAGATCACCAAATCTTTTAGGGTTTACAGTGTTAGAAAGTTCTGAAAGCCTAGCTGCTCGTTCTTCTGCTGTGCCTGTTCCTTGTAAAGCATTATAAGCCTCATCAAATCTTGCGCCCCATAAAGAAGATAACTCTTGTAATTCTTTTTGTACTGAAGCTTTAAATGGACCTACTTCTCCTATAAGTTTATAAGAACCATCATTTCTTGATTGTAATTCTGCTTCTGCTCTAGCTAAAAAAGAAGGATACTGTTGATTATAAATATACTCACTGGCAGTACCTCCTGTAGCGTCAATGGCTTTTTTAATTCGTAATACTTCTTCAGCATTTTTATTTGCTAATTCAAAAGTAGAAGAAGCAGCCATAGCATTAGGATCAGTAGCAAACATTTCTCTGTCTTTACTTAATGCACTTTCAGCTATAGCTCTTGTACCTGCATCTATAACAGGCGGTAAAAGCAACTCAGTCCAAGCTCTTCTTTTCTGAAAAGATTCTTGTCGGTTTCTAAACCTGTCATCTCTTGCTCGTTTTTGAGAAAGTAAACTTGATCCTAATTCTGTTGCTTTGCTCATTTTAATTCCTTCCTAATAAACTATTATTATCAACATCAACATCTTGTTCAGGCTGTGCTAATAAACTAGACACTTCTATATCTTCTATTTTTTCTTGTATATCAACAGGCAGTACTCCTGATGGAATACTATTTTTCTTAGCAGCATTACTTAATTTTTCAAATTTATCTTTTTGCATTTCTACATTAAACATTTCAGGATTTTGATCTTCGTTTTCACCATCATAAATTACAGCATCTATATCTGCTCTTTCAGCAAGTGCTAATAGCATATAGCATAATGGCTCTGCTAAGATCATCATTAAATCAGGATTCCATTTACCTTCTGTAAACCCTTGAAATAATAATACTTGAGTTATTTCCATTAAAGGCACACCATCATCCATCATACTTATTAGAGATGCATATGCTTCTTTTTGAGTTATTATCTCTAATAAATATTTAAGACTCTTATCTAAGTCTACAAACTCTGGAGCTTTTTCCCACGGATAAGGGCTGTCAGGATCGTTAGTCAACCCTTGTCCGGGAATAGGTCTATTTAAAGAAACTGTAGACTTAATAGGAGTGTCTGTTGGTTGCATCGCCATTATATAATTCCTTTATAAATTATAGTATGCTTTTAAATTAGCAGCATAAGTATTAGAACCATCATATAGTCCTGTAGCTTGTTGTGGTCGCATAGCAGCTGTTAACATTTGGCTACCGCCTATGCCGTAATCTACTGCGCCTCCTGCTCCAGTAACTTGTACAGTTCCTGCATTTACAGCATAGCCATAATTAGGAGCTTCAGGAGGATCACCTGCTACGGCACTCATTAAACTTTGTGTAGCTATATTTGTTGCCCCACCAATAGCTACATCTTTTGCAAACCCACCTACTTTTGTATCTAAGAAACTACTTGTTTCTGTTAGTGGAGAAGGTACTTGAGAGTTATAAACTTCCATAAAATCAGCAGCAGATTCTTTAGTCATTGAACCAACAACAGGATCATTTTTATATTGACGTAATAAACTTCCTGTAGTATTTTCTGGTACAGTAGCTTTTAAATCTCCAATAAAATCAGTACCTGTATATTGTGCTATATTATCCATATCTAAATTTATAACTTGACCATCAATACTATTCCAATCTTTTATTGTTGGATTCATTCTTTGAATGTCTTCTATAGAATTATAAGAAGTTTCTGACAAACTCTTCAGTGTTGTATTTGAACTTGCAGTTACACTAGATTTAAAAGGATCTAGAATTTGACTTGCATTATTAGTTATATCAGTAGTTACTTTACCCCAAGCTTCGCTAAAACTTTTAGAGCCTACCTCTGCAAATCCAAATTTAGTAGGATCTAAACCTAATTTATTTAAACCTGTTTTAGTAAATTCTTTTACAAAACTTCCTATACCTTCTGTAATAGTTCCAAAAGCATTCTTACCTGTTGTAATAAATTTACCTGCTTTTCCTACTACAAACTGTGCGCCTTTAAGTATTGAAGAACCTATCGGCCCCATAGCAGTTAAAGCTTTAGCAGCTACACCGCCTATTCCTTTAAATAGAGAACCGACCATTGGCCCTAAAGGAGTAAACATTAAAGCTATCTGACCGACAATGCCAATTTTATCCATAAATTTGCCAACGCCTGTTACAACTTTCTTTATTCCCTTGCCAATTTTTTTAAAGACTTTTTTAACGCCTCTAAATACTTTACTAAAAAACCCCATTATCTGCTCCTAAATTATTACTTTATTATTAATAAGATCAAGAATTGGACTTATGCCATCTACACCTTTACCGCCTACATCATTAGAAATTGCTGTAGCATAAAGAGTAGTTGTTCTTTGTTCATCATTTTCGTATGCTTGTCTTAGATAGGCTGCTTCATCTCTAAGTTCTTGCCATATAAAATTCTGATCGGCTGCTGAGATTTGAAAAGCTTTAGCTGCATTTTCTTGATTCGTAGCATTAGTAGCTGCAGTATCAATAGTATTAGCTTGTCTACGCCATTGGATATTAGACTGCTCTATTGCTTGTGCATTAGCAGCATTCCATTGCTCACGTTGTAAATCATATTGCTCATTAAAAGTATCGACCTGTACTTTAATTTGATTATTAAATTTAGAAGCATCTATAGCATTACCTGCGTTTACTGCTGATGCTCTATTTGTTTCACTAGTATTAAATTGAGCCATAGCATTTGCTTGTGTAGAATTAAATTGTTCAATTTGTGAAGCTAGACTAGCATTAAATTGATTTACTTGATTATCAGATGTTGCATTAAATTGTCTAGCTGCATTAGTAGACGCTTGATTAGATAACAAACGTTGTTGTTCTACTTGTGTATCAAGTATTAATGCTTGTTGTTCATTACTTAAATTAGCCATATCTCTGCTTAAAAAATTCTGCGCTTGAGTAATAGCTAGTTTAGTATTTTGATCTGCTGTTGCTAAATCTAGACTAGCAAGAGCAGTTGCGTCTTGCATTACAGATTGTTGTCTAGCATTAAAATCTGTAAGAGTAGCAGTTTGCATAAACTTACTATTAGCTAACTCTACTTGTTGAGCATCATTAAACTTTGTTAAGTCCATTCTAGCTACTGTTGAAGCATTTTCAACAGCACGTTGTTGATCAGCATTTAACAAAGCTACATTCATTTGCTGTGCAATATTAGCAGATGTAATATTAGTCTGCATTCTAGCATTTAAATTTGCTAGTTCTGTTTGCTGTGCTGCAGATAGATTTTCACTACCTGTTTGATTCTGTGCAGTAAGATTAGCTAACCGTGTTTGTTGATCGTTAGAAAGATTAGCAAGTTCCATTTGTTGCGCGAACCCTGCATTCTTAGATAAGAAATCAGCAGCTACTTGCATTTCTACAAGACGCTCTTGATTCTCAGCAGTCATGTTCTGTTGCTCAGTCTGATTCTTTATTTCTAAATTAGCTAATTCTATTTGCTGTGCATTACCTAAGTTTTGAGATTTAGATGCTGCTTCATTCTGAGCATTTAGTTCTGCAGTTCTTTGTTGGTTTTGTAGATTTTGAACTCTAATTTGTTGTTGCTGTGTAGCAGACAACGTATCTCTTTCTTGATTAAATTGACTTTGAAGAGTATTTAAATTCTGTGCAAACTGTGCTGACTGAGATGCTGCTGTCTGTTGGTTTGCTAAATTATTTATTTTTCTAGTAGCGTCTAATTGTGATCTTTGTAAATTAGCTTGTTGTTCATTAGAAAGATTTTGTGCTGCTCTAGTCTGTAAAGCTTGTGCATTGCTTTGCGCTATAGGTATAGCACTTTGAATAATAGCATTAAACAAAGCATCTCTACCTACTGTAGAAGCGTCTATTCCTCTTTGTGCCATGTTTTGATTAACAGCATCGTAAGCAGGTTTAGCCCATGTAGGTATAGCTCCAGACTCCATACCTGCTAAAAGTGTTTCCATCTGTGAAGATACTAAAGCTTCTGGAGGCAGTGCTGCTACTGCTGCTATTACTTCAGGAGCTTCTTTATCTATTTGTGCTTCTACTTTAGCAGGATCTTCTACTAGCGTCCTAGCTAGATTAGTAGGTATGTTAGCTACCTGTGCTGTAAATTGAACAGCTGCATCTTTAGCTGCAACACCTGTTACTTCTCTACGCTTGTAAGCAGTATAGTCTATAGTGTCTGTAATCTTAGCTGCATCACTACTAGCAGCTGTACCTGTGATAGCTTCTCTAGTTTGTTTCTCAGCTTCTTTACTTGGCGAAAGACTTACTTTATCTCTTGGGTCTACTTTTTGTATAAAAGAAGTATCAGATAAACCTACGTCTGTTGTTCTTTGACCTAACCCAGTTTTAAGCTGATCTGCACTAAACTGCGCTGCCTGTGTTCTTTCACTTAAATTAACTTCATCAACTGTAATAGGGGGTCTATTTCTATTTTGAGCATACTGAGGAGTATTTAAAAGATTAACTAATGATGCAGTAAAGTTTTCAGGAGTTACAGTTCCTGCTTCAGCTGCTTTAGTAACTTGAGCTTTTGCTGCTATAAATTCTGCATCACCTACTCCTGTAGGAGGTTTTAAATCTTTAAACTCATCTAATTTTTGAATGGCTGTATTAGCAGTTATACCTGAATCCGTATTTAAAGTAGATGTTACTCTATCATCAAATAATAAATTAGGATCAACTCTTTCATAGTTAGATATAAATGATCCTGCTGCTCTTGTTCCATCTGCTTTAGTTGCAACATCAACACCACCCATTTGTTTTTGTTGCGCTCTATTTAATAACGTAGGTCTAGTAGCAGCTTGAACTCCTTGTGGAAAAGGATTAGGACCAGTAGGTGTAATACCTTGCGCTCTTTGATTCATTTGCGCTAACTCTGCTTCTACTTGAGCAGCTGTAGCTCCGAATTGTTCAGCAGCTTGTGCTGAAGTCATTGCTCCACTATTTATAGCATCTGCTACTTGTTGAGTTTCTTGAGGTGTATATCTACCATCAGCAGGAATAGCTGCTATAGCTGCAGGTATGGCAGGAGCATTTTGAGCATTAATAGCTGCTAAATTTTGAGTAACATAATCCGGAGATACACCATACTCTTGTGCAAGATCAGCAGCTGTACGTGTTCCTGCATTAAGATCGGCTACAGCTTGATCTACATCTGCTTGAGTAAATTCTTTAGTAGGTACATTTGCAGTTGCATTTATACCGCCTAGCTGATAAGTAACCCTACCACCCTTACGATAGTCTGCTCTTTTTTTGTATGCTCTTTTCCTAGCCATAATTATTTCTCTCTTTGAACACCTTTAAGTTTTTCTACAGTTCGCATACCGCCTAACCCAAGCATACCTAAAAGCACTGGCATCATAGTTTGTAAATCAATTAAGGGTACAACTATATCTTTTTCAGCTAATGCTAATCCAAAGTTAGCAAAAGGAATAATAAGAAAATTACCTACCATTCCTAAACAACAAGCCCATCCAATACTGGGTCTCCATCCTGCTACAAATAAACTAGAATGGGCAGCTTCAGTTTTATTAATTTCTAGTTGGGCTGTTATAGTTTCTTGAGCATGACGTTCACTCATAGTCGCTATCTCATGTGCCAACATAGCGCGTTGATCTTTATCTTCTACAAACTTGTCTAAGATAGTTGACACAGGGCCAATTAATTTATCTACTAGTCCCATCATAATTTATATT